CCCATCAGTGAACCCCGACCGTTCAGCAATTTCTCTATCAACAGTGATCTTTGGAGTTGGGATAACCCATCTTTCAACACCAATTGACAAGAGATTTGAAGTCCTTTGTTTTTGACTCCACCACCAATAACAAGGTCTTAGTAATCCGACCCCTTCAAAGTTTTGACCCGTCTTATTCAAAGTCAAAAGCAGTAATTTATTTGATGGTATTGGTTCGGGTTGAACACCGCCCACCATATTTTGAATAACACCATCTAAATTGCGACCGTCCGAACTCAACCAGCGTTGATGTGATGATGGTTCACGATCAGCAAACTTTTTCAAAAAGATCTTCTCTTGACCAATTGAATCTTTTTCAATGTAGTAAATCTCTTCAGCATATCGCCAACCCATAGGAATAAACTCAAGTAAATAATTGAGTTGATCCTCAAATGAAATATCCATCATTCCCGCATATCCATCAAAGCCAAATGCTTCATTGGCAAATCGTGCAAGTTCTTCTGAAGTCTGATCCCCTTCAATACCTGGTTTAAATATCCACTTTGCAGACAATAAAGTCTGCTTTACTACACTCCACGATCTTTTCACAATTGGATCAGTTGCCAACATATCTTCAGCAGTGGAAACCCAATTTCTACCAGTCAATTGAGGGTTTTGCTCTTTGCCTGAAATTGAACCACCTAATAAATTTGTCCCTGAAATACCATAAGTCTTATAAATGGGTTGTGCTTTCTCTTCCAAAGATTCGGCTTGATTGAGTTTAAGAGATAAAGCAGGATACATAAAACACCATTGAAACAAATTGATACATAAGTTTAAATATCATACTTAGATTATTGCAATAAAAAAAGCAAATTTAAAGAAAAAAGAAGGAGAATGCCCCCATAAAGTTCAATAATCAGCCAAAACGATATGGGGTTTATCTCATTTGTTGCAATTTAGAATGCTGCAATAAACCCAAAAGACAACAATCAACAAGGTGAAATCTAAACTGCGCTTATAAACTATCAAGAAGGGATTTTTATTTCAATGTGTATCATCAAAAATGAGTTTTTTTTATTGGATGATGGAAGGGTCTTATATGAAGGCAATATATACAATGCTTTGGATTGTGATTTTCAACCAGGAGCAAAGATCAGCTTTAAGATGATTGATGAAAAGGTTGAAAAACCAATTAAAAAAACTGCTAAAATATTGCACGATTCATCACCAAAGGAAGAAGATATGAATATCCCTTTTATATTGCCTGATGCTTTTCTTGATTTACCTTCAATGCAAGTTCAAGCACCAACCACCCAAACAATTCAACTTGATGGTCTACCTCCTGAAGTAAACCAATTGCAAGAATTGATCAAACTCACTGGAAATAATCTTCCATTGGCAATTGCTTTATTGATTGCTTTGGTTTTCTATAAAGACAAAAAGAAAAGAGAACAACAAGATCAAGATCATGCAGTTGCTTGTGACCTTGATAGGAAGGACTTGAACAAAAAGATTGAAGGGCTTGAAACCCAAGTGAAACAACTGGAAAAAGATCAGATTAAATTTTCAGTTGGTGATGATGATCTTAAAGATAGATTGGAAAAAATGGAAAAGAAGATCAAAGATTTGATTTAATCTTCAGTCCTTAAATCAAGTTCAATCTCTTCAATGACTGCCAACAATTTAAGCTTAATTGGTTCATCATCTTTGAGTAAAGCCATAATAATTTCTTTGAGTAAAGTAACTGAATGTAAAGTCATTTTGCAGTCCCCCTATTGAATTTGACTCCTGACAATTTGAGATATTTTCTAAGGCTGCTTCTACAAATATTAAAGTGATCTATGATCTCTTTGATTGGGATATTGGCATGATACATTTCAACCATTTTTTTAATCTTATCTTCTTCAGCTTTAACTCCTCTTTCATTGCTGAACTGGAAATTATTTTGTTTTAAATATCGATAAACAGTGACATGAGAAAGATTGAGTTTATTGGCAACTCCTTCAACATCCAAGCCTGATTTATAAAGGATCAATATTTGGTCAATAAGTTGTTTAGAAATGACTGATCTAATCTTTCTAAGTTTAACATTATTTGCTTTTAAATGTTCATAAACTCTTTTGACTGCAATTCTAGTTTGATTTGCGATCTCTTGAGCCGAATAACCTTTTTCATATAAAGCAATGACTGTTTTAATATCATCATCAGTAACATTTTTTTTATTGTTTCTTATCTTGGTTGGATCAATAAGTTTTTTTCCATCCGACTCAATTGGAAAACCCAATTGTTTCATCTTTTTTAATTTAAGTCGATATCCATAACTTTCATCACACCCCAAATCAATTGCAATTTCTTTTGCTGATTTAGTATGATCCACTTTATCAAGGTCGTAATGAGTATATTCTTTTCTAGTCAAATAAACCCTACTTTTAAATTTACTATCACCTTTATAAAGATTTTCATCTTCTTTAAGTTTTTGACCCTTTGCAATAAGGCTTTCTAAATAAGCAAGTCTTTGATTGTCATTCATTTTAAAATCCTTTTGGCGCTCCAAATTTGGATTGGTATTTATAAGTTGATGATGTTGCTTCTGTTGATCTAGTCATTAAGGGAAGTTCTGAATCACGCCAAAGCCAATTGATAACATCATATCTTAAGGCATCTAGTGGATCTTCCTTCCCATCCTTTTTTGGCAACTCTTTGTTATCCCAAGAATAAGATAAAATTGCCTTCCTAAAAGAGTTACCAGTGGTCTTTTCTCCACCTTCCCAAACCTCTCTTGTACAAAGTATCTTCCTTTGACTGATAAGTCTTTTAACTCTCAATATTCCATTCATTACATCAGTTCTAATTGGATCAGTAACCCATTTAAAAGGGATACCAATTCCACCTTCTTTTGGATCAAGCTTCAATTCTCTAAATGCTGATTGTGCAGTTCGATCTGATCTTTGAGAACCTGCTTTATCACCACTCGCACCATCTAAAAGAATCGTATTGGGGAAGCGGTCTTTTAATTCTCTTGGTGCAGCCTTCTGTAAAATAAGCTTTGCCAACTCGTTCAAGGTGCATTCTTGGGGGTTGAGTTCTGCACAAATGACATCAGCTTGAAGATTGGGATCATGAACCAGGATCAAAACACTTGGTTTTCTAAACCCAAAGTCAATGACAATTCGACCACTCCAACTTGGGTTATATTCCCACCCGTCTATGATATGGGATTGAGTCCATTCTGAATAAATCATTCCTGCTTTGGGTCTTGGTTGATTTTCAATCATTGCCAAACGCTCTTCTTCTGGAAGATTCTTAGTTGCTTCAAACCAATCTTCGCTCAAGTTTGCTTTATTTACATGACTTGAAAAAAAGATAGGTTGACAATTTGCCTTCAAAGCCATCTCAACCCACCATGCTCCCCAAACTGGCAAACCAACCATAATCAGCTTTGGAGTTGGTCCACTTCTCAAGCGCCCTAATGCTTTAAATGCAACTTCTTCAGTCAACATTTGGCATTCATCAATGACTGCTAAACCTGAAGTAATGTTCAAACCTTCCAATGAGTTTTGTGAAGCGTCTTGTGTACCAGGTCTAAAATAAGATCTAGTCCAAATTACATGATTGTTTGGGGTGACCCATTTGCCTTCAAGTGAATGATAAACCCAACCTTCCTTTGTCATCCACTTTTGGATTTCAGGCGCCAAAACTTGCCTATATCTTCCTGCAGTATCAGTAATCAATAAAGATGATTTATTGGGGTTCTTTTCACTCCACAAAGCCAAAGCAAAAACTAAAGCGCTTGTCTTGCCTGATCCCCAACCTGCACGGACTGCAATGAAATTATCATCAGACAAAAGCAATCTTTTAATCAAGGTTAATTGAAGTTCATTCAGATTCAGCATCATCATCATCCTTTGATTCAACTGGTGCTTCAATTCCCTTTATTTGTCTAACCATTTCTTCAACGATAGATTTCTTATCTTCCCCTCTTGTAATTTCAAGGGTTTGTTTTTCCCCAAACTCTTCAGGGAATAGTTTTTCAAGAAGCTTTAATGCTGCTTTCCAATCCCTTTCGTTTATTGCTGCAGTTGCTAAAACATCAACAAGTCTTGATCTAAGGCTTAATCCTGCTTGTTCAATTTCCAGTTGAAACTTGGGATCTTCCTTTATCCATTCTCTTAAAGTAGTGTAATGTATGCCAACCATGATAGCAGCTTGGGTTGGTCTACTTCCTTGAGCAATAAAATTTAAAATCTCTTCTTTTTTGATTTGTTTTCTATCCAATGGTTTATCACTTGATTGGATTAACTCTTCAATATTTTCAATAACTGATTCTACAACTTCAACTTTTTTAGCATTTTGTTTAAGTTGTTTAAGTTTATCTAAACTCATTTTTTATTATCCAACTTATAAATCTTTTTAGATATTTTCTCAATTCCCTCTTCAATATCGATTTCTTTTAGATACTGAATAATCTCATTTGGATTTGAATCTAAAACCCCAACCAAACTGGCTTCAATTATGCTAGAGGGTTGACAATTTAAACTGATTGCCAGGTCATTGACTTTATCAATTACAACTTCAGGCAAGTAGGTGGTATGACTTTTTCTTTTAATCGTTTTTGTTTTCATCTTGACCATCCAACAAATAAAATTTAGTTGCTTCAAGCTTCCAATAAGTGACTGGCTTGTCTTGACCTTGAGTTTGATTAAACCCTTGATTTGATGGTTGAGTTTTGTAGCTTGTCATTTTGCCTTCAACGCAAACAAGGCTTCCCTTCTTGATCATTGATGCTGCTCTTTGTGCAGTTGAATCATTGCCAAAACTTAGGATTTCGATATTAAACCAAGTGGTTGGATCTGTTTTCCTTGCTTGATATGCAATTGATCCAATAGCTTTATTGAGGGTTGGGGATACTGTTTTGAATTGAAAATCATTTCCTGATCTTCCGACTAAGACAATTGAATTAATCATTTTTACTTCCTTTGAATTGGTTGAGTTTGAAATAAAAACACTTTACTAAGGTTTTTTATTCTAAAATTATTCTAAAATTATTCTAAAATCATTCTACTTTTTCAAGGAGAAAATCAATGAATGAAATATCAGTTTATGATGGTTATGTTCGGGTCAATCAAGATTCAGTCTTGGGTTCTGATTTAGCAGTGGTTAATTGTGCAAGAGTATCTTATGACAAGTTGTCTTTGGCTTGGAGTGAAAGAGATGAAAAGCTTTTGAAGTACCTTTGGGAAAATAAGCACACTTCACCTTTTAGACATTCTTTCATTAGGTTTGAGATTAAAGCGCCAATCTTTGTTCTTCGTCAATGGATGAAACACCAAGTTGGATGTTCATGGAATGAGATTAGTGCAAGATATGTTGAGATGCCTGAAGAAGAAGCTTTTTATCCTATCTCTTGGAGATACCAGGATCAAAAGAATAAGCAATCGTCTACTGGTGAACTACCTGCTGAAGATCAAGATGAAGCGATGGATTTATTGCATGAGTCTTATAGGGTTTCATATCGCAATTATA